GTAGAGCAACGTTATGAATACTATCATAAAGATGAATCAAAGATTCCATTTGATCTTGAGAAATTTAATCTTATCACCAAAGGGGGACTCCCGAATAAGACGCTTAACGTTGCTTTGGCTGGAACTGGTGTGGGTAAGTCTCTTTTTATGTGCCACTGTGCCTCTTCTAATCTTTCCCAGGGGAAGAATGTTCTTTACATTACCATGGAGATGGCAGAAGAGAAGATTGCTGAACGCATTGATGCAAACTTACTGAACGTAAACATCAAAGATATTGGGTCTATTCCAGAATCAATCTTTACTTCTAGAGTTCATCAGATTGGACAGAAGACCCAGGGTAAACTTATTATTAAAGAATATCCTACTGCTTCTGCTCACGTTGGACACTTCAAAGCATTGCTCAGTGATCTACGATTGAAAAAGGATTTTGCTCCTGACATTATTTACATTGACTATCTTAATATCTGTGCTTCTGCTAGATATAAAGGTCATATCGTAAATTCATATACGTATGTTAAAGCGATTGCTGAGGAGCTTCGTGGTCTTGCTGTTGAGCACAACGTACCAATTGTCACTGCTACTCAGACTACTCGTTCTGGTTTTGGGAATTCTGACGTTGATCTTACCGACACTTCTGAATCCTTTGGTCTGCCTGCTACAGCAGATTTTATGTTTGCTCTTATTGCCACTGAGGAGCTTGAACAGTCTGGGCGTATCATGGTTAAACAACTTAAGAACCGATACAACGATCCGACTTACTACAAGAGGTTCACTGTGGGTATTGACAGAGCGAAGATGAAGTTGTATAATGTAGATGACTCTGACGGAGACATCACTGCTGGTGTTGAAGAAGAATCTTTTGAATCTTTTGAAGAAACTTCTGTTAGACAAAATCGTTTTGATAAATTTTCTAAATTTGTAATTTAACTTATGGCTGATACTATTGTGTTTAAGCGTTACGAGGAATTCGTTGATGCCGTTACCAGCGATGCTTCTAAAGATTTTTGTTCACTGGCTGATCGCCTTGTTGAACTTGACTCTAAGGGTGCCAATATTGAACGACTGCTTACTGCTGGCGTTGGTATTAATGCTGAAGGTGGTGAGTTTTTGGAGATCGTTAAGAAAATGGTTTTCCAAGGCAAACCCTGGAATGATGACAATCGTGAGCATCTTATTATTGAACTCGGTGATATTATGTGGTATGTTGCTCAAGCAACTCAAGCCCTTGGAGTTTCTTTCAATGAAGTCATTGAGCGTAATGTAAAGAAACTTGAAAAGCGTTATCCTGGTGGAGCTTTTGACATCTACTACTCAGAAAACAGAGCAGAAGATGATCTCTAAATATAAATGATAGAGTTCAAGTCCCTGTTATATCCTTAAGATATATCACACTTGAACCATCAAAATATTGGAAGTGTGGCCGAGTGGTTGAAGGCACTTGTCTTGAAAACAAGCAACGTGAAAGCGTTCGTGGGTTCGAATCCTACCACTTCCGTTCAATCAAAAACTTTAAATGAAAAGTTTCAAACAATTAAAACAAGAAGTAACTCAAGAGTTTTATCTTCAAAAAGAAATTTTTCAAGAAGGCGATTATATAATGAATGTTAATACTGGGCAGAAAGGTAAAATCATTCGCCCAGGGGTCAACTATGTAATTGCTGTAACTGAAGATAATCAAATGTTTCGTGCCTGGGTAAAGGATATTCGTGAAGTAAACGTTTCCTGAACATAAATAAACTAAGGAAATCGTATACACTTTACAGATGGAAAGACAACGAGCAACGACACAAGCAGCACATTATGACGACTTTTCAAAAGCATTGATTGCGTCGGCAGTAAGATATCTTGGTGAAGAAGGAATCCCTTCGCTACAAAAGAAAGGTAACGAGGATGATTTCTCAAAGAAAGATCCTAAAGCTAAAGCCGCTCCAGCAGATCCTGCTATTAATTTAGCTACTGGTTCTGGTCCTAAGCAATCCCATGGTGCTGAAATTAAGTACACTAATGTAGTCAAAAAAGAAGAAGTAGAAACTGAAGAAACTACTATTGAAGAAGCCAAAAATAAAGAAGGTAAAGAGCAAGGTGCTGATGGCAAAGCTTGTTGGAAAGGCTATAGATATGCTGGCACCGAAAAGGGCAAAGATAAGTGTGTGAAAGAAGAAGACGAAAGCAAAGCTGAAGAAGAAAAAGAAAAGAAGATGAGCAAGTCTGCTAAAGAAAAGCACGAGAAGGCTGAGGACAAAGCAGAGAAGAAGGCTGGTATGAAGGAACAAGTAACCCTTCAGGACATTGTTGAGAAGGCTGTGAGCAAGTCTCAGCAAAGATTTATGGGTATGGTTCACGCCAAGAAGAAAGGCGAAATGAAAGATGGATCAGAAAAAGTTGAGAAGGCTGCTGCTTCTTTAACTGCCAAGGAAGCTGAAAAGTTTGCTTCAACTAAGCATAAAGGTCTTCCTGAAAAGAAAGCTCAAAAAGAAGAGTTTGAACTAGCAGAGAAGAAGCTTGATGCTGTAGGTAAAGAAGATAAAGATATTGATAATGATGGCGATCATGATAAGTCAGATAAGTATCTTTTAAATCGTCGTAAAAAAGTTGGCAAGATTCTTGCTGCCAAGAAAAAAGTTGATGAAATGCTCGCTTTTCATCAGGAGATGATCAACGAAAAAAAGCAATGAAGGCAGCGCCTACTGTTGAGGTGATGCCTAATCTTCCCGACGAAAATTCTCCTGAGTACAAACAACAAAAGAAAAAACATCATAAGTATGTAAATCGTGCTTTGGATAGTCAAAGAAGAGATCCCAAACCAAATGATGCTAAATAGTTCAGGGGAACCCAAGATAGTTTAGGGAGCAGAATCATGAAAGTATTTCTAGGAGTAGCTGAGAAAATTGTAGAGCATTTCATGGCTAGCCGTGAAGTCAAGGAGTTTGTTGTTAAACTACTTGAGCGTTATGCTGCTACTACAGATAACGATATTGATAATGCTATTGTTGCTATGGTAAAAAGCGCACTTCTTCGTGAGTGATGGAATGTTTTTTAGGAAACATTTTAGCTGACGTTTTACTTTTACTTTTACTTGCCCTTTCCGAATGGATGGGACATAATAAAAATATAAAAGAAAACAGTATCTATGATTGGATACATAACAAATTAAAGAAGATTGCTAGGGGAGGCTAACTCCCCTTTTTTTATAAATATGTTTTAGATATAAAGTTAAAGCTGGAGAAATTAAATGGCTCTCTACAGTCGTTCTGAAAGTAACGCACAAAGTTTAAAAGTATTAAATACCACGGAAAAAAATTCTGTGGATAAGTACGATTGGGATAATACTCTTATTGTAAATGGTCCTAGCACTGTTGCTGGAGCACAGGGTTATAGCACCGCTGCTCGTCGTACAATTTACATCGATGATGTAGAAGCAACACTTCCAGAAAATAGAGAGCGTGGTTTGACTGCTCCTGGTTGGTGGGAGTATATGACTTATACTGATGCTTCTGGAAACACTCGCCATAAAGCACAGCACCTTGTAGCATTCAAAGATGCTCCTGTAAATACTGCTGACCTTGATGATGCTGTTGCTGCTGACGTAGCATCTGCTATCTCAATCTCGGCACAGCCATCTAACCAAACCACTAATACTCCTGCTGGTGGCATTCTAACGGTTGACACTATTGGCGCTGCTGATGCCCTCAGAACTGCTGGTACATACACCATCGCTGCTACTGACTACATTACTGATGCTGCTGGAACTGGTGCTACATTCAGTGTAGTTGTTAACGGTTCTGGTGCTGCTACTGTAACAGTAACTGGTGCTGGATCTGGTTTTGTTGTTGATGAAACCATCACTATTGATGACGCTGATCTAGGTGGCGGTGGTGCTGCTGATCTAACCTTTGATGTTGCTACTGTTGCAACTGCTGCTGCTACCTTCTCGGTAACTGCTTCTGCTACAACTGGATCACTTGTTTATCAGTGGCAGCGTAGAACCAGCAGCACTGCTAAGTGGACAAATGTTTCTGGTGCTACCAGTGCTTCACTTGCTCTTACTGGTCTTACCACATCATCTGATGGTTATCAGTATCGTGTCAAGATTACAACATCTGCTGGTGCTGAAGAGAAGATCTCCAATGTTGCTACTCTCACAGTAACTGCTGCTTGATAATATATGAATTTCGGTGAGTTGACGAAAGATAACTGGGTTATCTTTGCTATTAAACATTATAACAATCCTTCCTCCGTTACATATGAAGATTTTGAGGAAGATTTGAATAGATTTAAGTACATCAAAAGATTACTTAAACGTTACGAAATGACAGGCGAATTGAAAACTCACCTCATTCTAAATCATATTATATTAATGTATAATGTGTTTGATGATGCCGCTACGCCATTGTTGTTCTTCAAAGTTGAAGCGACATATTGGCCAATTCTAAAGGCATTTTTGTTATTCCTAAATAGATTACCAGATACCCTTAATAAAGACGTTGACGAAGAATGTCTAAAACAGTTGAACCTATTATAAACGAAATGATTAATTCTGCTGGTGATGGCAGTGGTCTTCAGCTACCACCAGCTTTTGTTTTAGTCAATCCAAAACAACATAGAAAATATAAAAAAAATAATGAAGACAAAATTGACGGTAGAACTAAGGGGGCTAAGAAATTATTCTCTCGTATTTCAAGAAGGAGACAAATGAAAGAAGAATTAGAACAATTAATTTCTGAGGCTGCTCCCTCCGAAACCGAGAGAGCACAAAAACAAATTGCTCAGGAGAAAAAGCTTAAGCGTCAAAAAGATCTTCAGAAAAAGCGTGACGAAGCGAAGAAAAAGATGATGGATAAAACTAAAGAAATGGATACATTGATGAAAGCTCGTCTGGCTGATTTTAAAAAGAGAGCTTCCAGACAACAACAAAAAGTTACTAAAGAATCTACTGATAATAATGGAGAAATGATTATGGAATCGACTGCTAAATTAGATGCTGTTGAAGTTGCTCTACAAGTAGCAACATCAGAATTAACACATGGCGAAACACAGTTTGCTAAAATTCAATTTGATGATGGTAGCGTTCAGAACCTAGACAATTTTTCAGCAAAAAAGATTGCTGCTACCTACGCTTCTCTCTCCCCAGAGAATCAAGAGAAGTTTAGATATATGCTTAATAAAGATGCTTCGACATATCAAAGTGCTATTGACTTTGCTGTAAGAAACATTTGATAGGTATAAGTAGATGTTTAATAACACAATCAACAAAGAACTCGCTAAGTTAGATGTATTGGAATCTAAATTAAACATCTACGAAACACTATCAAGGGAGATGCTCGATAAGTTGGAGAATGCAGTAGATAAGATTTCTGAATCTAATCAACGTATTGCTAACATTCTCGCTAAGCATGACGAACGTATTGACCAAAGTATTAAAACAGATGAACTCATCGTTAAAATGATCGAGGATGTTAAGCACAGTAATTCAGAAGAACATAAAGCTGTTATCAAAAGATTAGAAACAGTTGAAAACAATGTAGCTGAATTATCAAAATTCAAATGGCAGGCGGCGGCTCTTGTGGGTGCCGCCATTTTGCTGGTTGGATTGGTGGTCCCGTTTGTTGACAACATGCTTGTCATGCGCTATGATGGGGGGACTGAGCAAACCCAACCTAGATAATGAGTTACATTGATGTCAAGTACATTGGTCTAGTTTCCCCACAACTTCAAAAATTTTCAAAGAAAAAAGATTCCCTCTACAACTTCCGATGCCCTTACTGTGGTGACAGTAAAAAGCATCAGAACAAAACTAGAGGGTATCTTTTTAAGGTAAAGAATGATTTTGTATTCAAGTGCCACAACTGTGGTGTCGGAAGAACCTTCACTAATTTTCTGAAAGATAACTGTCCTCACCTCCACAATCAGTATGTGATGGAGCGTTATCGTGAAGGTCTTACTGGCAAGAATACTCAAACCAAAAATCCAGATTTCAATTTCAGTAAACCTGAATTTCAGAAAAGGAAAACAGGAATTGATCTAGAAAAGATTTCAGAACTAAATATTACACACCCAGCTCGGGTGTACCTAGAAGAAAGAAAAATTAAAGATCTCGATTACTTTTACTACTGTCCCAAATTTAAAGAATGGACGAACTCACAGCGAAAAGTTTTCCCAAACTTGAAGCAAGATGGTCCTAGAATTATATTCTAAGACCAAGATATTTGGGATGGACAGGGTAAACGAAGACAAACCAATCTATGTTACTGAAGGACCATTTGATAGTATGTTCCTCTCTAATAGCATTGCTATGTGTGGTAGTGACGTTAGTATGAATAATAAAAATGTGGTGTATGTCTTTGATAACGAACCCAGAAACAAAGAGATCGTATCCAAATACGAAAAAACAATTAATAATGGAGAACCGATAGTTATTTGGCCACAACATATTGTTGAAAAAGACATCAACGATATGGTGATGGCTGGACATGATGTTCAAAATGTGGTAGAATCAAACACCTATCAAGGCTTAGAAGCAAAACTTAAATTTACAACCTGGAAGAAAGTATGAGCAACGGCATTAAAGTTCAAAAACGTGATGGCAGTATTGAAGCTTTAAATCTAGATAAGATTCATCGTATGGTAGATGAAGCTTGTGATGGACTTGCTGGAGTTTCTGCCTCACAAGTAGAAATGAATTCGGGGATTCAATTCTATGATGGCATTACTACAGCGGAAATTCAAGAAATTCTGATTCGTTCTGCTAGTGATTTAATTTCTCTAGATAATCCTAATTATCAATTCGTAGCTGCCCGTCTTCTTTTGTTTGCTCTTCGTAAACAAGTGTTCCATAAAAACATTTGGAAAGAAGGTATGCCTGGCATTTATGATGTAGCTCTTTATAATTCAACTGTATTGAAAGTGTACGACGAAGAAATTCTCGACAAATACGCTGATGAAGATTGGGCAAAAATTAATAGTTGGATTGATCATGATCGTGATTATCTATTTTCCTATGCTGGTTTACGTCAAGTAGTTGATAAGTATCTTGTACAAGACAGGAGCAGTGGAGATATTTACGAAACTCCTCAGTATATGTACATGATGATTGCTTTAACTCTTTTTGCTGAATATCCCCTGTCAGTAAGATTAGATTACGTTCGCCGTTACTACAATGCCATCAGCAAGCACAAGATCAACATCCCCACGCCAATCATGGCAGGAGTTAGAACAACCCTTAGACAATTTGCTAGTTGTGTTCTCATTGATTCTGATGACACCCTCAATAGCATCTTTAGCAGCGACATGGCTATTGGGCGTTATGTTGCTCAAAGGGCGGGCATCGGCATCAACGCTGGTAGAATCCGTGGAGTCAACAGTAAGATCCGAGGGGGAGAAGTTGCTCATACAGGGGTTATCCCATTCCTCAAAAAGTTTGAAGCAACTGTCAGATGCTGTACACAAAACGGGATTCGTGGTGGAAGTGCTACTGTCCACTTTCCAATCTGGCACCAAGAAATAGAGGACATTATTGTTCTCAAAAATAACAAAGGAACGGAGGACAACCGTGTACGCAAACTCGATTATTCCATTCAGATCTCGAAGATCTTTTACGAAAGGTTCATTCAAAATGGAGAGATCACCTTATTTTCTCCCCATGATGTCCCTGGTCTTTATGATGCTTTCGGCACTGATGAGTTTGATAATTTGTATACCTCTTACGAATCAGATCCTTCAATCCCAAAGAAGCGAATTGGTGCTCAAGAATTAATTCTCGACCTTCTCAAAGAACGTGCTGAGACTGGTCGTATTTACATCATGAATATTGACCACTGTAATACACATTCTTCTTTCAAAGATAAAGTTTACATGTCCAATCTGTGTCAAGAGATTACCCTTCCTACAGATCCTCTTGAGCATATTGATGGTGATGGTGAGATTGCTCTTTGTATTCTTTCTGCTATTAATGTCGGTAAGCTTAAGAACTTAGATGAACTTGAAGAACTTTGTGATCTTGCTGTTCGTGGTTTGGAAGAACTGATTGATTATCAGAACTATCCAATTAAAGCTGCCGAACTATCTACCAAGAATCGTCGTTCACTTGGTATTGGCTACATTGGTCTTGCTCACTATCTTGCTAAACACGGAGAACATTATGACGATCCAAAAGCATGGAAACTCGTCCACGACCTTACTGAAGCTTTCCAGTACTATTTGCTCAGAGCATCAAATGCCATTGCCCAGGAAAAAGGAGCCTGTGGATATTTTGATAGTCAGCTATGATTGGGAAGAACTTAGAGCATCGATCTTGGCTCACGGTCTTAGGCACTCAACATTGTCCGCACAGATGCCATCGGAGAGCAGCTCCGTTGTGTCAAACGAAACTAATGGAATCGAACCTCCTAGAGATTACTTGTCCGTTAAGAAATCAAAGAAAGGACCTCTCAAGCAGATTGTCCCCTCTTATCAATCTCTTAAGAACAACTATACGCTTCTTTGGGATATGCCTGACAATACTGGTTATATCAATATTGTTGCTGTTATGCAGAAGTTCTTTGATCAGGCAATCTCGGGTAACTGGTCGTATAATCCAGAAAATTATGCCGATAATGAAGTACCTGTGTCGGTAATGGCTCAAGACTTTTTAAATACTTATAAGTATGGTTGGAAAACTTCTTACTATCAAAATACTTATGATGCTAAGAAAGATGAGCCAATTGATGAACAGAAAAAACAGGATATTGAATCCATGCTTGACGAACTACTAAACCTACAGGAGGATGATTGTGACAGTTGTAAAATTTAAACTCAACGAAGAACCCATGAGCCACATTCAAGGAATGACTGTTTTTAATACAGAACAAGTCAATACTCTAAAACAACCGATGTTCTTTGGTGCCCCCTTGGGGGTCCAAAGATACGATCAGTTTAAGTATCCAGTCTTTGATAAGCTGACTCAACAGCAACTTGGGTATTTCTGGAGACCAGAAGAAGTTTCACTTCAGAAAGATCGAGCTGATTTTCAATCACTTCGTCCAGAGCAAAAGCATATTTTCACTGCTAATCTGAAGTATCAGATTCTTCTTGATTCTGTACAGGGGCGTGGTCCTAGTATGGCATTCGCCCCATACTGTTCTCTTCCTGAACTTGAAGCTTGTATGAAAGTTTGGGAATTCATGGAAATGGTTCATAGTCGTTCTTATACTTACATCATTAAAAACGTTTATCCTGATCCAACTGAAGTATTCAATACCATCATTCACGATGAGCAAATCCTTCAACGTGCTCAGAGTGTAACTAAAGCATATGATGAGTTTATCCAGGCAGCTCAAAATTATTCTTCTGGCAATCAGTGGCAGCATCAATTAGAAGGTGTTCCTGCTGCTCAAGATACTCTTTATGAACTAAAGCGTAAACTCTATCGTGCCGTTGCTAACGTTAATATCCTTGAGGGTATTCGTTTCTATGTTTCGTTCGCTTGCTCATTTGCTTTTGGTGAACTCAAACTCATGGAAGGCAATGCTAAGATTATTGGTCTCATTGCTCGTGACGAATCTCAGCATCTGGTTATCACTCAGAACATTCTAAACAAATGGCATAGTGGTGATGATCAAGACATGGTGAAAATTGCTAAAGAAGAGGAGCAAACTGTCTATGATATGTTTAGGCAGTGTGTTGAGGAAGAGAAGCGTTGGGCAGAATATCTTTTTAAAGATGGTTCTATGATTGGTTTGAATGCTAAACTACTTCAAAAGTATGTTGAGTGGACAGCTAATCGTCGTCTGAAAGCAATTGGTCTTAATCCAATCTTTGATGCTCCTTTGAATAACAATCCACTTCCATGGACTGAGCATTGGTTATCTTCTAAAGGTCTCCAGGTTGCTCCCCAAGAAACAGAAGTCGAATCTTATGTTATTGGTGGTCTTAAACAAGACGTAACTAAAGATACTTTCGCTGGTTTCCAGCTATAAATCGAATAGATAAATACCTCCGTAAGGAGGTTTTTTATTATGAGAGTACAATCAGCGAAAGCAAAAGGTCGTCGTCTTCAGCAATGGGTTCGTGATAAACTTATTGAAATGTTAGATGTTCATCCCGAAGACATTGAATCCAGATCAATGGGAGCTGGCGGAGAAGATTTAATTATGGCTAGAGCAGCTAGACAAAAGTTTCCTTACAGCATTGAATGTAAAAATGTAGAAAAATTAAATGTTTGGGAAGCATACGAACAAGCTCAAGCAAACTCAGGTGATTATGAACCAATTGTTGTCATGAAAAAGAATGGCAAAAAGCCATTGGTCGTAGTAGATGCCGAGTATTACATTCAACTTCACGGAGAAAAACAATGAAAATTACATTACAAAATTTCTTTGAACACTTTGATAAGAATAATCCTAATCACGTAAAAGCAGTTCAATTGTTTTTACAAGCTCTAGAAAAATCAGCACCAGAAGAACTAGAAGATACTTCTGGCTGGGTTAAAACATTCAGAACACCTGTTCAAAAACAAGCAAGCAATATCTTAGAAAACTTTCCTTGGTTTCCTCAGACAGATAATTATAGAGATGCTCAGAGAACTTGTAATAGTTCTGCCTGTGCTATGTGTCTAGAGTATTTGAAACCAGGCACACTCAAAGGATCCAAAGGTGATGATGCTTATGTTCAAAAAGTATTTGCTACAGGTGATACCACAGATCATACAGTTCAAACTCGTGTGTTGATGTCGTATGGTATCAACTCTGCTTTCAGATATAATTTAACTTTTGCTGATCTTGATCGTGAACTTGCTGCCAAACGTCCAGTGGTAATTGGCATCCTTCACAGGGGGTCTCTAGCAGCCCCTACAGGCGGTCATATGGTTGTTGTGGTCGGGAAGACCCCATCAGGCGACTACATCGTTCACGACCCTTATGGAAGCCTTAACGACGGCTATACGGGTCCTGTAACAAATGGTAAGGGAGCAGTCTATAAACGTTCTGAGCTAGCTCGTAGATGGTGCCCTGGCGGCAATGATGGTTGGGGTAGAATTTTTGATGCTGTAAAAAAGTAGAAGGTTCTACTCTCACGGCGGGAGTAGAACTCATCAAAGAATTTGAAAGTTGCCATTTAAAATCATATCCAGATCCGAAAACTGGTAGAGAACCAATCACTATTGGTTGGGGAAGTACTAAAGATTTTGATGGCAGTCCTTTTAAACTTGGAAGAGTTATCACACAAAAGTATGCTGATACTCTATTTGATTTTGATTTGAAAAATAGATTCCTTCCACAACTTATAAAAATACCATATTGGAGCGAAATGAATGACAATCAAAGAGGGGCTTTACTTTGCTTTGCTTATAATCTTGGTGGAGATTTTTATGGTCATCCTGACTTCAATACTATTACGAGGGTCTTGAAGAATAAAGAATGGTCTAAAGTACCTGATGCCCTTTATCTTTATAGAAATCCTGGTAGTAATGTAGAGGCAGGATTAGCGAGAAGAAGAAAAGCAGAAGGAAAACTTTGGGTTTCTTAATCTTCAACTTTAGTTCTTAGAGCGATTACTGTAGTTAAAATTGCTAATAAAGTTTCATATCCTCTTCTCTCGGATTCTTTACAATCCAAGGGAGGAGGATTTTTTAAACCACCTAATACATTAGCACTGATGATTGATCCTGGAATCATAAAGTTACATGCCATGAAGTTCAATCCAACAAAACCAACTGCTGATACACAAACGATAAAAATAAGTTTGTTTAAATTTAGTTTCATCTTCCCTCCTGTTTGTGTATCCAGGTCTTTAATTCATGTAAATAATGTCTGAGTTGATCTGCTTTTTGTAGATGCCAAATATCTCCACTCTTGAAATATTCTTGAGTGTGGTTATCTATTGCTTTTAACGTGTTGTGAATAGGAGCATTCCATGGCTCTCTAATCGGAGTGTTCCACTCTCTTGGCATATTCGGGTTCCCCACCATTTATATTTATCCAGGGGGTTGACAGAATCCTAAATAAATGCTATATTATGAATTCCTCACAAACGGGGATCACATCATGACAGCGTGAGTGAAAATTTAGAGCCGTGGAAAGTGCCCTCCGAGAGGTTGGGTGTACCCCCTTTCTATACGGATGTAGAGTTCTATTCAATTAAATGCTTTTTAAAACCTTTTCAATTCTTGCCATTGCCGCTGCAGGACTAGCACCCCTTCAAGCAAAGGCAGCGAGCGGATGTTCCCTCGCTTCACATTATGGTATTGGTGATGGATATCACGGGCAGACAACTGCCAATGGTGAAAGATATAACGCATATGGAAAATCGGTAGCACATAAATGGTTGCCATTCGGAACAAAGTTGAGAGTGACCAACCAACGTAATGGTAAATCTGTAATTGTGCGTGTGAATGATCGTGGTCCCTATGTAGGTGGCAGGGATCTAGATTTGTCTTATGGAGCATTTTCCACGATTGCAAATCCTGGACAAGGTGTAGCCAGCATCTGTTATTCACGGGTCTGATAACACCATAAATAATGGGGAGTGCTGCAGACCTCCCCTTTTTTATGAACCTCAAACAAAAAACAATTAGGTTTGCTATTATTGGTATTACATTAACAACAATCGTAGCATCTCTTTCAAAATGTACAGGTATTGATGAGAAACATCTTTATGATCTGTTTGATGAAATTCAAAGAAAGTATTTCCCAAATACTGAATTGAACGAATACATTATCAAAGATCCTAAACTTTTAGACAATAGAGTTAAGCGTGATGTTGACAAAGCAATAGCTGAGTATGAACGCTTGACAGGAGACGATGGAACTGTTAGAATTCCACCACCACGACGTTCAGAAAAACCAGTAGACACTTCGGTGTGCTACACTCCTGAATGTCAAGCACTTGGAGGAGAAATCCGACTCTGTGCTCCATGGGTTGACAACTGCCCATTGGATGTGGTAAAATAAACAAGTTGTCTCAGTAGCTCAGTGGACAGAGCAACCGCCTTCTAAGCGGTCGGTCGTTGGTTCGACCCCAACCTGAGACGCCAGGGCGATTAACTCAGCGGTAGAGTGGCCTCCTTACAAGTGGTAAGTCACTGGTTCGATTCCAGTATCGCCCATTACATCTATAAATAAGTCATGGAAGAAATCCAGAATGAATTGAAAGAAATAAAAAGGATGTTGAAAGATGTTAGTTATCAGATGCAGGAGCTGCGGGAAAGTATTAGAGGAACATCCTTCCCAGCTCCGATGCTGCCAATGCCCCAACCTTACCAGCATCCGTGGTGGGAATATCAGCGGATTGGATCTTACCCTAGTAGAAATAATCTCGGGGGCCAAGTCCAAGCGGCAGGATCAGTCGATCTTGACCAAACAAGATCTACAATTTCAGGAGCAGCGAAAGCAGCGTAAAGTTCGTAGATTAGATTTTGAAGTAAGATGAGACATTTAATTGTCACTATAATGGAGAATCCAGTATTAGTATCTCTAATGGGTTCTCTCTTGATCATTCCCCCGATCTGTGGTATCATGATCATACATCGGGAAAAATAACGGGGTGTAGCTCAGTTTGGTAGAGCACTGCTTTTGGGAAGCAGGGGCCGTAGGTTCGAATCCTATCACCCCGATTGTCATTACGACATACTATGATTGAAATCACACAAGATGAATTTGAAAGCAACTTCGATGCTTATATGGATCGAGTTGAACAAAACCAAGAAATGTTTTTAATCAGACTACCTGATGGTAGAGGTGTTGTAATGGCACCTGTTGATAAAGAAACTAAAGAAGTTTTTGACAACGTTATTCAAAAAAATTATGTCCCTGAAATCACAGATTGAAACAGCAAAAGATGCTGTAAGTAAAGCATTAATTACTGCATTAGAAAAAAAAGATACTAGTGCTATTAGCAATTTGATAAGCTGCTACAACAATTTAACTTCAATTCAAATTGTTGAACCATTTAATATTGAAATTGGCAAAGGTTCTGGTGGAATCTATACTAATAAGTACGAATCGTATAACATTCCTTGTGCTATGAATGATGATGTAATCTCATTCAGTGGTCTGGGTTAGACCTTAACTTACCCTGGTGGAGTCAATTACCCTAAATGCTATGCTTGAAACTAACATGAGATTTGTCGAAGAACTCGACAATGGCGATAAAGTGATCACGTATTACAGCGTGAAAGAGGTTGACAACCGATTCTACTACGTGTATAATGGTGTCAATCACGGTCCTTTCGGGGACTTTGACGATGCTGTTCAAGCAGCATACGAGGATCTTATTCCTCAATCTGTCTCGGGATGACATTAAAAGCGCCCTGGTCGGGTGAATCCCCCTTCTACACACATACACACAGGAGACATATTATGTCCAAGACACCTTATGAGCTTCGCTTTGAAATTTTCAAGCAAGCATACAATATGCTTTCTGATAATTATCATGTCGAATTTGCTCTTGCTGAAGCAACTAATGCTGGATGTCTTCCAGCAAATTTTGCTGTCAGTTATCCAACTCTAACAGATGTTCTTCGTCAAGCAGAAGTCATCAACAACTTTGTTTCCGAGACAAAGTAGGTTTCCAATTTCCTAAAAAAATTGGTGGTGCGGATGGGGTTTTTAACTCCGCCGAGTTTCCAATTTTCTCGTAATCAAAATTGGTGGCGAGCCTGCTCACGGGGATTGACCGTCCCCACCCTGCGGTTGTAGTTCAGTGGTAGAACGCTATCCTTCCAAGTTAGATGTCGCCCGTTCGAATCGGGTCAGCCGCTTGCCCCACATGGGGCTACTAAATAAACTCTGTAGTTAATTATACAATACTATGATGATTCGTTCATTTATTGCCGCTGGTGTTGCTGCCGCTTCTATGGCTGCTCCTGCTATGGCACAAGTCACCAGCGTTAAGCAACTGAGTGATGTTCAACCTACACAGTGGTCGTATCAAGCGATTACTAATCTGGTGGAGCGTTATGGTTGTGTCGCTGGTTATCCCAATGGCACCTTCCAGCCTGGTCAACCCGCTACTCGTGCTGAGCTTGCTGCTCTGACGAATGCTTGCCTTGATCGTATCAGTGAGTTCTACAGTGCTGCTGACGCTGCTCTTGCCGCTGCTCTCCGTGCTGAGTTCGCTAAAGAAATCGGTGCTACTAATGCTCGTGTGAGTGCTCTTGAACTTGCTGCTGCTCAAAAGGCACAAGGCGTGGGTAACTACCTGGGCGCTGGTGTACTGCTGAACAAGCAAGGCACCGCTGGTAACGGTTACACCGAGAACCGTACTATCTCTGGTGCTACCATCCAAGGTCGTTATGCTGTGAAGACTTTCAGCAATCAGAATGCTGTTGCTGTCCGTCCTTACACTAACCTTGTTGGTACTCCTGCTGGTCAGATCGGTGCTGGTGGTGGTGCTCTTCTCTCTTATGATTGGAGTCTTGCCCGTGCTGCTTCTGGTGTAAGCAAGGCTAACATCTACACTGGTGTTGGTTATCAAATCCCCTTCGTGAATAACACCGCTGCTAACTTCCAGTCCGCTGTGGGTGATCGTGGTCAAGTTGTTCTCGCTCTGGGTATCGAAGGTCGTCTGACCAACTCTCTGGTTGGTTTTGCTGATTTGAAGTTCCCTACCACCAATGCTGCCAATAGCTATGGTGCTACTAACGGAACTTATTCCCCCGTGTTCACCACTGGTCTTGGCTTTAAGTTCTGATGAAACTAATCAAGTATTGGAAAAATAGACCAAGGACCCGCCAAGGGTGGATTGATCTTTATATTTCATACTTGAAAAGGATACCAGAGAGGCAATACTTTCCAATCTTTGTATTGCTCTCTCTGTATTTCGTAGTTCCGTATAGTGAGTTTGTAGTCACTGCTCTCATACCACTATACTTTATCTTCGAGAAACAAGTTCGCTGGCTCTGTAGTAAGATCCCAATGCCAGATTATTTAAGGATAGGTGGATCAGTTATATTCTTTTTGGTTATGATTGATGACTACCTGTTTTACTTTGCTATCATGGCATTTGCTGCTTGGAGTGCCAAACAAGTAAGTAAAAGAAAGCAAAATGATGAAGAGTAGGGAGGCTTGACATCCTCCCTTTTTTCATATATACTATTGTAACAATTCGTAATACAACAAGATGACCGTAACGACTAATGAGCATGGGCAACAAAATCTGTTTGCTCGTGAACCAAAAATGTATATTTCTGATGAAGATGCCATCAAGTATGGTATGATGACTCATAACGAACGAGCAGAGCTTGCCAACGGACGCTGGGCTATGCTAGGATTCGTTGCTGGCATCGTGTCCTACGTTGCCACTGGCAAACTGTTTTTTGGCATTCTCTGACATTTGATTGACAATGACCGAACTTATCTTTATAATTACTAGTGTTGCCTTCTTCGTACTGTTGGCATACGCTGTAAATCAATTATCTGAAACTTACTAATGGCTTATCAAATTACTCTCCGTTCCCCTGATGGCACCGAACAAATTATTCAGTGTGCTGAGGATCAATACATTCTCGAAGCTGCTGAAGAAGCAGGTGTAGATCTTCCTTCATCATGTAAAGCTGGTGCTTGCTCTGCTTGTGCTGGCAAACTGCTTGAAGGAGAAGTTGATAACGAGGAGCAATCGTTCCTTGATGATGATCAACTGGAAGATGGCTGGGTGCTTACTTGTGTAGCATATCCCAAATCTGATTGTGTAATTCTTACTGAACAGGAAGAGAATCTGTGAGTGCTGGAATGCTGGGGCAACTTAGCCTTGCCCTTCAACAACTTGTAGAAGAAGGTGCTTGGGCTAACGATGATGAACTTAAAGTTTGTATCGCTGGCACCTTAAAGAAAGACAAATTTATTGTTATTCAAAACACCACTAAAAGAGGAGAAACGAAATGAAATTTGGATGGACCCCTGAGGCTGAAATTCTCAATGCTCGTCTGGCAATGCTTGGATTTGTAATTGCTGTAGGAACATATGCTACTACTGGGCAAATTATTCCTGGAATTTTTTGATTTGTGAGTGATGATTGATCTGTTTCCTGTTAGATTATATAAAAATTCTATTTACCCAACGGCTGAAGAAAACGAAAATACAGCACAATTGCTCAAAGACTTGTTTTCTAAATGCCAAGGAAATAATAAATTTCCTGGAGAATCTGGAGTATCAACGGGAGAGTTGGGATTAAATCTTCACAAACATGAAGAATTAAATTGGTTAGTCAAACAATTAAATAATCACGTAGAACATTATTGGAAATATGGATTATTTTATGAACCACGCCAAATTGAAATGGTAGATTGTTGGGCGAATCTCCATAAAAAAAATGACAGTACTGCTGAGCACTGTCACATGGGAGGTTGTTATGGCGAGAATCATGTTTCTGGAGTTTACTATTTTAGAAAACCCAAAGATCATGGGCATATAGAATTTTGTAATCCTTTGGATTCTATTCTTAGAATGACCCCAGCGGCTATTCCCAATATTGGAATAGAAACTATTGGTTCTGAATTCCCAGCCAAACAATATGATGTTATATTATTTCCATCATGGCTTAAACATAGAGTTAAACCACATCCAGTTGATGAAATTAGAATAGCTATATCTTTTAATTATCAAGGAAAAAAATAAAAAAACAGGGGGCATATGCCCCCCTTTTTTATGCCTGTGCTTCAGTCCAAGAGAAGCGAGCGTCAATGTTTCTAGATGTAGTATCTAAATTAGTAACTCTAACAGCAAGAACTTCTGGACCATCTGGGAAGATACCCGATGGGTTTGGTGGAGTTGATACCGAATACGAAGTTCCGCCACCACCAAGGATACAGTTAGAAATTTCTTTTACAATTGAAAGATCATATGAGTTAACACCAGTATCACAATAGAAACCATAGATAACTTCACCACCAAGTAGATCAGTATCTGTTGATAGAATAGAATATTGTGCTAATGATGTTCCTCCAACGTTTACCCAGTTGTTGTTGGCATCTGGTCTTGGATTTAAAAGTAGTTCAACAAAGAACTTACCAGTAGATGAAATGTCAACCTGGCGAAGAACAAGTTGCATTCTGTTTATGAGTTCTCTAGTAGCAAAGTTCCCAGGGGTGCTATTATCAACTGCTGGTGATACACGAAGAGCAATAATAGCTCTGGTTGCTCCAGCGGTAATTGAACGCTGTGTTTTAGAACCAACAGTATAAACATAAGCACGGTCTTCATCGTAACGACCTTCCATGATAACAGAAGATCCCCAGTGAGAAATGGTTGGAACTGATGTTGCTCTTAGAAGTTCAAGTGTAATTGGTTGAGCTGTGCTGTATGTAAATGTTTTAGCAGAACCTCCTCCAAGAGCAGGGAAAATAACTCCAGTTGGGTTTGCTGCTGTTACTGCTTTACTGAGAACAATATTAGTTCCAGAAATTGAGTGAACAAAAGCATCGTCTGGAATATTTGGTCCGACTACAACTTGTCCTTTTTGAATACCAGTTGCTGAACTTACTGTGCCAGTAGATGCCCCAGAAGCAATAGTTAAATTAACTCCTGTTGCTCCTGCCTGTTCTCTGGTAACTCCAGTAAATGAACCACTTTCAACTTGAGCTAGAGGAGAAAGAGCTGATCCTGTTGCTGTAGTTAAACTGGTTGGAGTTGAACTTCCAGCAACAGTTGTGATTGTGAATGTTGTAGAACTAGGAACAGAAGCGACGTAATATGTTTTTTCTGATACAACATTCGAGAACGGTCTATCAAATGTAATTGTTTGTGTTCCGCCTGGAATTAATCCTGAAGTTGAACCAACTGTAATTGTATTTCCAGCACCATCTACAGAAATTACATCTTGTTTAAATTCTGTTTTGCCAGTATAATTAATGTATTCGATAACACCAGCAGTAGAGCTTGTGGTTTGTTTTACTCTTAAAGTTCCTGATGGTGGGAAAGCATAAGGTGCTTTGTCAACATAAATTGTTGTGTCGGAAGGTCCAATAGACTTGGTTGCTTTGGCAAATGGGGGAATTGTATTAACTTCATAACGAGCAGGTAAGTTACCTGATCTCATGTATGCTTCTGTGTTGAAGTTATTGTTTGGAATCTTGTGAGCATAGATTACGTTACCATCTGTAGCTCTAAATCCCCAACGAATGAATCCAGCACCATACCAAGAGTAATCAATGTAGAACATCTGCATTTTGGTTACATCAAGATCGTAACCAGATTTACCAGTTCCATCACAACGATCAATGTTCCATTCATTCTGGAACCACTCTACTTCTAATGTTTTAGAAACAGGAACATTATTAGCAGAAGGACCACGATAATCTGGGAAGATTACAATCTGTGTGTCTGAAATAACACCATCAACTCTATAAGAAGAACCACGAATTACAACGTAATCTCCAGGAGTTAATTGCTTGGAAAATTTAGTACCCTGACCATTTGGAGTTGTATAACTAGAAACCAGTGAACTACCAGAGGTTACAGTTACTTTTCCAGATAACTGGAATGTGGAAGATCTACGAACAGCACTTAGATGACCATTGGCATAACGGAAGAAGATACCGTTTTGTTGATCCATCATACCAATTTCAAGTTTACATCCATAAGAATTGACGGGAGAAATTGTATAATTACCAGCAGCCGTAGATTCTTGAGGAGTTGTAGTTGTTGTGTATTGGAATGTATTTGGTCCTATCACATTAGATACTTGGAATTGTCCATTGTAGTTATTATCATTAACGCCACGGACATCAACAATAGTATCTCTGGTTAGATTATGAGCAACAGCACAAACAACTGTTACTGTACTACCAGATGCTGTGATGCTATCAATGTTTTCGATGGCAGGAGCAAGAATAGAACCAGTAGAGAATGCTACGCCTTTACCTGACTGGTAACGGAAGTAACGTTTTGTCTGGCGAATTGCTGCTTGGTTTTTGGAGAATGAATTGGTGGAGAATTTTACGCCACCATCAAATGCTCTATGGATTGAATTGCCTTGTGGTCTAGGATAAAGCTTTTTAGTTCCACTGTTAATTGATCCAGAGGGGGCGGCATCTGGGAAATAATATAATCTGGTTGGAGATTCTACTCTTGCTACAACCCAAGAACCGTTGACATTAGTACCAGAAGAGCCAGTAACGGCGATTTGTAAATAGCAGTTCTTGAAGAATCAAAGATACCACCATTGCCAGCAGTCCAGGGGAATGTAGCTGTATACTTAAACGTGCTTTGCCCTACTTGAACGCTATCTACAATGAATACGCCATTAGCACCAGGGAAATCTGTATCTTGTACAAAGATTGCTGAACCTTCTGCTGGCAAAGCAGTTGATAAAGTATTAACCGAAACAGTAACAATTTTGCTATTTGTTGTTACTTGAATATCAGTAACAGTTAATGGACTTTCTCCTTTATAAGCAAAAGGATTATTGTTAATTGTTGCTAATCCTTCCCATTTTGTGCTCTGAGTTCCATACTCAAAGTCAGTATCCATTTGAGATTGTGGTTGAGAAATTCTCAACTTGTTTACAGCATCATGATATGATTCAGCTGGTTGTAATGTCTCTTCAAATTCATCATAGACAATTTGTAATTTGTCTGTGGATGACATTGAGGTGGTATCGTATGCTAACGTTACTCTTGTTGTGGTAACGTTACGAATATCAGTGGCAATTTGGTAATTAGTTGCTGTAAGCTCTGGGTCCGAGAAATTATAGATTACTTTGTTGTCGGTAACGTTAGTAATCAGTACAAGTTTTTCTCTAGTGATACCACCAGGAATAACAACTTGTCTTGTTGCTGGATCAAAGATGTAGTAATTGTTTAGAATAGACTTTCTCGCCATTACTTAGTGCCTCTAAATGGATATTCTTTGCTCTTTCTATTTATTAGACACCATACTTGCCACGAGTAGCGTTGAAGTTCTTAGAGACTTCTGATGCTGTCAATACTCTACTATAAATTCTTGCTTCTCCCATTCTTCCATTAAAATATAAAGGAGAACTATCATTTGTCCATCTCCCCAGTCTTATTACTCTTGAAGATATGTTTGGGGTAATAGCAGATGCCCAAGAGCCAAGTTGTGATTGAACACCATTAATATAAAGAGTAATTGTTTGTGTTCCTCCAGGACTTCCAGTAGATCCAGCAGATTTTGTTCCTACTACATGACACCATGTATTTTTATATGGACTTAAAGCACCAGCTAAAGTTCCTATATTAGTGCCACCATTAAAAAACATTCCGAGACGAGAATCGTCATATATTCCCAGAGCAATTGTATCTCCAGTAGATGGTCCATTACCATAAGCAAGTATCGCTTCTGTTGGGAATGGAGAACTAAATGTGGTTGTATAATAAATCCATGCTTCTAGTGTTGCATTTACATTTCCAGTTAAAGGAAAAGAATTAGTAGCATGTTCTATATAATCGTTTATACCATCAAAAACAAAATACCCAGCACTATTAAATACTGCTTCGCCATTAACTGTGCCAGTATAAGAAGAACTCGAAAGGTTCTTTACATTATTTAAAGAATAGATATACATTCCTCCATCATAATTATTAGTACTCGTATCCGAGACAACTATATTATCATTATCAAGAACAGTGAATCCAGCTTCTACCCATGCTGCGCTTAATCCATGTAATTTTCTCTCGAAATTTCCATTAATATCGTAGATGTTTATGCCTCCTGGTTGAATAGCATTTCGTGGTCCGTATGCCACATAAATTTTTTGATTTTTGATAGTAACTCCAACATTAATTTGTTGTCCTGTATAACCAAAAAATCTTCGTGTAGTTCCGAAATCAGTATCTGCTGCTCTTAATTTCTTTATAAAATTGCCGTTATAATCATACAGATATACAGCTCCAGAACTATAACCACCCTCAGCATTATCATCATCTACAACAGCAAATCTATTATCACCCAGAAAACATCCACTTCCACCCCAATTGTTTCTTAATGTACTATCATTTGCTGGAGGTTCTAGTGTTCTTATTAGATTTCCAGATAGATCATAAATCCATACTTTTCTGGTGGCAGTAGATCCAATATTTCTAAATGCCGAAATAGCAATTTTACTATCTGCTATGCTAATTTTATATCCAAATTGATTGAAATTATCTGGATCTGGATTTGATATTGCTATTTGATTAGTTCCATCAATATTCCAAACCCACACTTGTCCTACTTGAGTAGTTGTGCCAGATTTATAATAATCTATGTTAGCAGCAGCAACTTTTCCATTACCTACTGCCAATCCATACTCACCAATCGAAGACCATGTTGGAGCAGTTGTGCCATTGAAAGGAGATGGATGTGAAATTGTTGTTACTAGTGCTCCAGTAGATCCATTCAACACATAAATTCTTCCTCCATTATTGTTGTAATTATTAAGGCTAGTAACAATCCTATTACTAATAGAATCAGCCTCAAATGTAAATCCAATCTCGCCACCATATACTAAATCTGGATTAGCAATCGTAGTTTTTATACTTCCATTTGATCCACAAACGTAAAGATATCCATTATCTCTCCATGGTTCTCCTACTACTACATCATTTCCAAATGATGTTGCTTTCATTCCAAACTCAGATCCATTACCAGAGGTAGGAGAAGTAGCTAAAGTTCTAATATAATTTTTAGATGGATACGTTACTTTATTTTTAAAGTCATAGTTTAATAACAAGTTGTTATCATATACAATACCAGGACCAATCTTAGGTGCTGTTTCTGCTTGTTCGCCAATATACTTTGCTTTAGAAGCATTATAGTTTTGGAATACTTGTGCTGCTGTTAGTGCTTTTGAATATATACGAACGTTCCCAATATAACCAGTCATAAATTCAGAAGTGCCAGCAGAATTTGATCCAATACGTAATGCTGTGCTTATCTGTATGGCAGCAGTTTCTGGAAATGTAGAATCTAAAACACCATCGATATAATGTTTGATATTTGATCCATCATATGTGGTCATTACATGATGCCAATTTCCATCATTTATAGAAAGTGTTGACGTATTATTATGTGCTATAGGATTATTGCATTGAGTACCAAAATTTAGTTTCCCAGAATTTACTGCCCATAAAATATCTCCACATGGACCACAAACAATTTGATTCCATGTAGATGTACTAGTTGTATTAATCCACGCTTCAAGAGTTATATTGGTCGAATAATTAATTCCAAGAGAACCAATAGATATTGATGTACTACCATTGAAATAAACACTATTTGTTGGAGCAAGAGGTAGTGGAGTAGCAACATTAGCATTAGAATATAATTGTATAGTACCAGTAGAAGAAGTTATAATTCCCTCAATAGAGTCATCATTCAATTTATATTCATCAAACCAACATTTCTTATGAGCGAAAAGTAAAGCTTCATTTCCAGTAAATGTAAATGGTGTAGATGGCGGAGTAAAGTTTGAAGTGTATAATTCTTGATAAGTTAATCTTACACTACTAAAATATCCATTTAACGACCCGTAGGAACCCCAAAACTCACCTAATCTTATACTAATAAAATTTAAACTAGCAGAACTGCCACCAGCATATCCAGACATCATAGCAACCCCGTTAATATAAACAGAACGTAAGTTTCCATTCCTAGTAATTGCTATATGAACCCACTGATTTAATGGAATAGTATTTGGATTTGATACTAATAAACCATTAGAAGGGGAGAAGGATAATGTTCCAGCACTATTCAACACCAAAGTATCATAAGGATTTGGATATGGATGTTCCATTGCCATCACGTTTACATTTCCAGATACTGGATAAGCATTAACATAAATAAATGCTTCGAAAGTATATGGACCAGTTCCAGGAGCAACTGTTGGATTATTCCATAATGCTTGAACAGTTCCAGGTGTTTTTATAGATCCCACTCCAGCAAATGGACCAAATGCACTGAACTCGGCACTGACATTATTTCTAGAATCTTCAATAGCAACCGTTATTTTATTAAAGTTTGAGATATCTAATGACAAATTTGGGAAATCAACAGGTCTAACAGCAGGACTACCACTATACTCAAAGCTATCAGCACTATCCATTTGCCTCTTTTTATTAGAGACTTGGGTTGCTAGATCATCGAATACCAATTTGTTAGCACTGAAAGGATATGTGATAAGATCGCTAGTATCTTGTCTTACGGAACCATCATATAGCTTACCAATTTCATCAGAAATGTTAAGAATTTTATATGAAATTGTTTCTCCAGCTCCATCCAAATATTCGAAATCTCCTAAACCATTACCAGATGTACTAACTTTTCCAAATGTATATCTTTCTGGGTATTGAATTACTTCAACAATAGGTTGATCATAAAACAAAACATAATAAAATGATGGATCGGCATCAAGATTTATTCCCCCGCCATGTCCAGTTAAACCATCGCCAATACCAAAGGTATTACTTACCCAAGTGCTATACAGTTCTCTTCTCCAAACAACATCTCCATTTTTGGAATACTTGGTTAGAATTCCTCTCCAGTCATTGGCAGTATCATCATAATACCTACCAAATACTACGGTTTGTTCTGTTTCTGTATCTGATTTTACTTGAAAATAATTGATTAATTCGCTGCCAGGAGTTTGTTTTTGCCAAATGATATTACCTTCGGCAGTATATTTTATAATAAAAGAACGTTGATTTGAACCAAGGTCAGCAATTCTTCCCACCACGTAAATTTGATCATTGTCATCTATATACACATCTTCACAGTACACATCAACATAATATCCAGGATTGCTTGTGATAAAACTATTGAGTGTTCTATCCCAAAGAACTTCTCCAGTAGTCGTATCTAATTTAACAATATAACCTTTATAAGAACTATCGTCTTCTATTGATCCGACAGCAACAACTTCTCCTCTATCATTAGCTGCAATTTTATTTAAAATTACGTCTCTGCCTAGCATGTAAGCAGACTTACCCCAACCAGGATTACCTGACGTATCAAATTTTTCTATAAATGCTTGAGCACCTGAAGTTAAATATGGGGTATTGCCACAAGCATAATAATTGTTGTTGCTATCAATAGCAATACCAGTATATTCTAAGTCAGCTGTATTTGTAGAAGACTGCCAACTAATCACACCACCATTAGAATACTTAGCAATCCAAGGAACAGTTCCTGTTTTACCAACAACAATCAAATTATTATTGTTGTCAATCTCCATTGCTTTTAGAGTAGTATTAACTCCAGTCTGAGTAGATTGAACAGTAATATTCCACTCAGCAGCACCTTGATCGTTTCTTTTTTCAAACCATCCAAACTTTTTTGATTGGCTATCAGATGCTGTGCCAGATAAAAGATATTTTTGATCTACAAAATTATATCTAATTTCGTCGGGAAGATAAACTCCGTCAGTTGTTGCTGATTTATCAATCGTTTTGAAAAAATTTGTAACTAAATCTACGCCTGATGAACCTAAAAGAAAAAGGTTTCTGGCTGCGCTGTTAAAACCTACTGGCATTTATCTATCCTCAGCTAAAGTCGGTGTTGCCTTGACCATATACTCTAACGTTTCCTCCAGAATCTCTTACGATAACAAATGTTAGAATATCTGTGTTTGTTGTTGAAAGTGGTGGAGAACCTCCAGACCAACGAATGCCGTTAGCAACGGCATTTCCATCTACAGTACAAGCATCTCCATAAGTAGCAGCTGTATTACCTTCTAGAATTAGAGTAATAGTAATGGACTGACCATTAACTAAATTAGCTCCAGTGAATGCCCAGGTATTGATTGCTTGTGTTGTTGGTTTGCCTAGTACGGTGTTAGAACCTGCTACGTTGATTGTTAATGTATTTGAAGTTGGTGTTAGCGTGGTTGTAAATTCGTTGAATACTTTTTCAACAATACGACCACCCAAAGTTGTGGAACCATCAACACTTAAACTTACTAGGGTTCCAACTGATGTGAGTGAAGAGTTGACAACTGTTGGACCAAGAGATGTTAAACTTAAAGCAAGCTGGTTTCCGATTGCGAATTTTTTGCCAGTGGCAAGTTCTAGGTTTTCCGACATTACCCAGTACTTGTCAGTTCTGCTGTGATCGTATAGAATTGTCTTGTTGGATGCTCCCTTAAGAATCAAACCACCGCCATCTGCTCCCAGATCAGTAGGACCAGCGGCTTCAAATGTGGCAGTACCAGTTGAACCAGAAACAGCATTAGAAAGAACTGCTGTGTTACCAGAAATAGAAACGATGTATGTGCCAACTGGTACAGAAATACCTCCAGTCAATGAAGTAATTGTCATACCAGGAATCAATCCAGAAGTTGGAGTTATTCCAGTAATTGTTGTTTGACCATTTTGAGTATTTGCTGTGAAACTTGTTGTCACTACAGCGGCAAGTTCTAAATTCTTATCATCGACAGAGACAACGTTTGAATTAACAGTGGTTACAGTTCCGTTGACAGTCAATTGACCATCAATAATTAGCCCACCATTAACTCTCAAATCTTTTGGAATGGTAACGTTGAAAGAACTATCTCCACGAATCCAAGCTTCGGTTCCAGAAGCAATAACTAGCTGGTTATTACCAGTAGCACTAGGTGGAACATATGTAGCGTTGGTTGAGTTCTCATCTGGAGAAGCACCAAACAGAACGTTACCACTTCCCAGTAATCCATAGCCAGCAAAGTGACCAATACAAACGTTGTAGTTGCCTGAAATATTTGATTCTAAAGCACTGTTACCAACTGATATATTTCCATCACCATCTTGTACTGATAGTTGAGAATCTTTACCAACAGCGACGTTGTTAAATCCTGTAGAACATGCTCTTAAAGTTCTATAACCATAGGAAGTGTTAGAAGCTCCAGATGTAACTCCTAATCCAGATTCATAACCAAAGGCAGTATTTTGAGAACCAGTGGCATTGTTTTCTAAAGCATTGAAACCTAATCTTGTGTTGGTATTAACTTCACCACCACCTCTACCAATTTTGATTGGGGTGCTTCCGCCGCCACGAATAATAATATCTGAATTAGCAAAGTTTGGCGTACCATTTACAGTGAATGTATCGCCTACAACTGTATTAACTGTAAAGTTTTTTGAAACAGTTAAAGAATTATTGATTGTTGTTGTGCCAGTTGAAGCAGCAAAGTTTAATGATGTGGCTGCTCCAAAAGCATTTACTGTAGTTGCTGATGTATTGAATACAGAAAATGATGTCGTGTTGGTTGTTATGCTGGTGCTAAATTGTGGGCTCGTGGAGAATACGAGAACACCAGTTCCTGTGCTATCAGAAACAACACCTCTTAATTGTGTTGATGTTGTCGTGGAAAATGCTGCTAATGTATTTGAGGTATATGCTACTTGAGCACCAGCACCACCACCTGTACCAAAGTTAATTGTTGACCCATCAGTAGCATTAAAAGTTAATGTGTTGTTGATTGTTAAAGACTTTTGGGAAGCAAATGTTAAAGCTGCTGCTGTTGTCGTTGTTAAAGTAAGACCATTAATGCTCGTGGCTGTAGCAACGCCAAGAGTAGGACTTGTTAATGTTGGTGATGTTAATGTTTTGTTTGTTAAAACTTGGGATTCAGATTCTGTTACAAATCTATTAGCAATAGAACCATCGTATGTTCTCCAATAACCTCCAGCTTCATACCATTGGATAGAACTAAATGTCTGAACAACTCCACTTGAGTTGGTTGTTCTGTTTACACGTACTCCTCCGTCCGAGCCAACTAAATTATTTCCTCTTCTTAATTCAATTTCGTTGTCAGCTACATTTAAAGTTGTTGTATTAATAGTTGTTGTAGTTCCAGAAACAAGAAGATCTCCACCAATGGTTACTGTGGATCCATCATCTGTAATAATGCTATTTACAAACTGTTTGTTTGAATTATCCCACTTAATAACTTTAGAGTCACCAAAATTATTAGAATTTTTTACTGAGAATGCTGTAGATGAAAGGGATAATCCTCCGTTAGAATCAGCAGTGTATGTTGTATCTGTATTTACAGAAGAGATATTGATCGTGGTATCTGTCTGAGTTACAGTTGATGCTCCTGAAGCAGTGATTGTTAAATCGCCAGAAACATATGAGCCGCTTGTTGTTCCTCTTAATCTAGTTACAGTGTTTGTATCTGTAGCAGCTACTGTTATTGTTGTTCCAGTTTGAGAAATCGTGGCAGCTCCAGAACCAGTGATGGTAATGTCGCCAGTATTATAACTAGCAGTATTTCCTCCACGAATTCTGGTAATTGTATCTTGGGAAGAAATGGTGATGTCCGTACCACTTTGAGATAATGTAGTTGCTCCTCCTTGTAATAATGTAAAATCTCCTGAAGACAATACTTGACCAGTTCCTGCTCTTAATTTGGTTACTGTGTCAGTAAATGTAGAAGAAATTGTTATGACATTACCTGTTTGGGAAACAGTAGAAGATCCACCAGCGGCAATAGTAACATCGCCATCAACTAAAGATCCTCCAGTTGAAGCTTGAATTCTTGTTACAGTATTTGTATCGGTAAAACTAGAATTAATTGTGATGCTATCATTTGTTCTAGTCAAACTGACATTTGAACCAGCAACTAATACTACATCATCTGAAATTCCTCCTCCCGAATTTCCACCTGAAGTAAGACGAATTATTTTTTCACTCGATGATGGTCCGTCTTGAGCTGAGATGCTGTATGTGGTATTATTATCTGGGGTTGTTATCGTGCCTCCCAGCGAAACAGCAGTACCATTTATATTAATTGTGGAATTCGCTAAAGCAGTGTTAGGAATATTGGAAAATAAATTATTACTTCCAGATAAACTACAATTCTGTAGCGTTTTATTGGTTATTGTTTGGGTAGCATCTAAGTAAACATTACCTGGACTATCCCAAACAAGACTATTGCCTGTGCTTTTTAAGTATTGACCAGAAATTCCAGTGGAACCATTAATAGAAATGCCATTACCAGTTAAATCTAAGTTATCTCCAGATACCAGTTCTTCAATCTTTTTTGAAACTGGGTTGACAATTAATGGAAAACGGTCTGCCATTACACTAACTACAGAAGGGCGTATTTATTCTTAAAGTTATTTATGCCCAACAAAGACCGACTGATAAAGGATCTTAATGTCAGGACCCTGTGACATTAGTAGGTACTAACACCTATTGACTTCCTAAATAAAAGGTTGTATTATAAATAAGTGTTAAGGAATGGAAACATTCCTTCACATACATTCATAAACCTTTACGCTCTTTTAGAACTATGACTGCTACTCTCGCTCAACAGCGTGGAAGCAACACTTGGGAACAATTCTGTGAGTGGGTGACTTCTACCAACAATCGTCTTTACGTTGGTTGGTTCGGAACTCTAATGATTCCAACCCTTCTCGCCGCTACTATCTGTTTCATTGTTGCTTTTATTGCTGCCCCTCCTGTCGATATTGACGGCATCCGTGAACCTGTTGCTGGTTCTCTAATGTATGGAAACAACATCATCTCTGGTGCTGTTGTTCCTTCAAGCAACGCTATCGGACTTCATTTTTATCCCATTTGGGAAGCAAATTCACTCGATGAGTGGCTATATAATGGTGGACCTTTCCAACTAATCGTCTTCCACTTTTTGATTGGTATCTATGCTTACATGGGTCGTGAATGGGAACTATCTTACCGACTGGGTATGCGTCCTTGGATTTGTGTTGCCTACTCAGCACCCGTTGCTGCTGCTAGCGCAGTTTTTCTGGTCTATCCCTTCGGTCAAGGATCCTTCTCTGACGCTATGCCTCTGGGGATTTCGGGAACTTTCAACTACATGCTTGTTTTCCAGGCAGAACACAACATTCTTATGCACCCTTTCCACATGCTGGGAGTTGCTGGTGTCTTCGGTGGTTCTCTTTTCTCTGCTATGCACGGATCTCTTGTCACCTCTAGTCTTGTACGTGAGACGACAGAAACTGAATCCCAAAACTATGGATACAAGTTCGGTCAAGAAGAAGAAACCTACAACATTGTAGCTGCTCATGGATATTTTGGTCGTCTTATTTTTCAGTACGCTAGTTTTAATAACTCTCGTAGTCTTCACTTTTTCTTGGCAGCTTGGCCTGTTGTCGGTATTTGGTTCGCTGCTCTGGGCGTGTCAACCATGGCGTTCAACCTGAATGGTTTCAACTTCAACCAGTCCCTGCTTGATAGCAGCGGTCGTGTGGTTAACACTTGGGCTGACATTCTCAACCGTGCTAACCTTGGCTTCGAAGTGATGCACGAGCGTAATGCTCATAACTTCCCTCTCGACCTTGCTGCTGCTGATATGACCCCTGTTGCTCTTACGGCACCAGCCATCGGTTGATCTCTTTTTTAGAAACAAACTGTGGAGTCCTTCGGGGCTCCTTTTTTTTGTGCTTATTGATTTGTTAATAATCCATAACAAATATATGCCAGACGAATCCGATCCCATAGACGATCGTATATTTTCTTGACAAACCCACATTTTACTTTCACTGAAGACGGCGAACTTGAATTTGATCAAGATCTTCTTGCCGAAGCAACCGAGAAAGAATATGATGACCCAGAGCGGGATATGCCATCATGGGATACCATTACTGATGGTTGTATTTGCTGGGGTCCTGATGTAGATGATCAAAACATTGGCGTTTCTCTAGCAGATGATGAAGATAATCCTATTTGGGTTAAGTCAATTTCCACGCTTCCTTATTACACACAAGAAGAAATTGAAGACGGAATCCCTCAAGAAAATGAAGAGGATGATGCTATTGCTTATATCAGTTATGAAATGATGAGCAAAGAAGGGGTGTGGATTGCCTACAATTCTTATGAGCGTGGAGGATACATTGGTGAACTTGAACTTCCCGATGACGAAGAGTTTGATCCGTCCAAACTTGTGGTATACTTGACTGAGGTAGCAGAGTCCTGGACCGTCGTGAGTGGCATTGAGTACAACGGTACAGATGTATACTGTGATGGAGATACCATTGGAAAAGGTATTGATTGGTATGTCTACCACAATGATAATCTTTATAGCTTTAAATGATATGAACATTCACATTTACAAAACAACTGGCTGTAGTTATTGTACTAAAATTATTGAACTTATGGAACGGGCTGGTGTTCCTTATCACTCATCTTTAGTTGGTGTGGATATCACTAGAGAAGAATTCAAAGAACTTTATCCCAAAGCTTCTGGGTTCCCTTATGTTATTATTGATGATGAACCTATTGGTGGTCTTACCGAAGCAGTTAAACTATTTGTGGAAAAGGGGTTAGTAAGTTCTAGAAAAAAATGAGTAATGACGATAAAACACCCATAAATAAAGGTGTGGAGCTAATGCTCAGGAGGGCTAAGTCAGAGCCAAAAACACATGGTTTAAAATTATTCAAACAATTTTCCCTCCTAAAAAAACAATTCTTTTTTAAATTTGAATTCGCTTGGAGGGACTTAAACTAACCAAGTCACTCGGAGAATTAAAAATGGAATCACCTACAATCCTCTTTTTCATGGGCTGTTTTGTAGTTCTATTTCTTATAGTTGGAATTATAGCTGGTTGGTTTATTAACGATATCGTTTATAATTTCTACAACAAAAATTCTCCTCAACTTCATCCAGAAATGTATGATGACCAGGGAATTGTTATTAACGAAGAGCTACTCGCTGTAACTTTTATTGACGAAGAAGAGGAAGAAGAAGAGGATGATTATTATTGACATGAATCAGGTTATGATTAGTAACTTGATGGCACAACTTAAGAAAGACGAACTGAATGAAAGTTTGGTTCGTCACATGGTCCTCAAAAGTTTAGTCGCTTACGAGAGACAATACAAAGAAGAGTATGGGGAAGTTGTTTTAGCTTACGATAGTAAGCATTACTGGCGTAAAGACTTCTTTCCCTACTACAAATATAATAGAAAAAAAGATCGAAAAAGTTCTGGATTAGATTGGCATTCAATCTTTGATGTCTTGAATAAAATTCGTGATGAAATTAAACAATACTTCCCATATAAAGTGATGGAAGTATTGGGAGCAGAAGCAGATGATGTTATTTCCGTACTGTGCCGAAATAAAAAACCGAAAGAAAAAATTTTAATTCTTTCTGGAGATAAAGATTTCATTCAACTTCATAAGTATCCTGGGGTGTATCAATATAACCCCATCATGAAGAGTTATATTACATCCGACAATCCTTATACTTTTATTAAAGAACATATTATTAAAGGCGACAAGTCGGATGGCATACCTAATTTCTTATCAGATGATGATACTTTTGTCTCGGAAAAAAGGCAGAAGCCAATCAGTCAAAAGAAATTAAATATGTGGGTGGACCAAGACCCTGCTATGTTTTGTAAAACTAAGGCAGAAATTGATAACTATTATAGAAATAGAACACTCATTGATTTAGATTATGTGCCATTAGATTTGGAGTTTAAAATTTTGAATGAATTTAATGATCTAAATACAATTGACAAACAAATTCCTTTGGAATACTTCCAGAAAAATCAATTAAATGATCTGATAGAAGTATTCTATTTTCGTAGTTCCTCGCCATTTAAGAAATGAAACTTTTAATTTCGGAAGTGCTCCAAAAAGTGAGCAACGCCAAGACCAAATCGGAGAAAATTAAACTTCTTCACGAACATAATACTCCTGCCCTACGTTCCATTCTCATTGCTAACTTTGATGAGAGTGTAATCTCTATGCTTCCTGAGGGTGATGTTCCATTCACTCCCAACGATGCTCCCAAGGGCACGGAACATACTGTTCTTGAGCACGAATATCGTAAGCTTTACCTGTTCTTCAAGGGTGGTAATTCTTCCATCAATCAAACAACCAGAGAGAATCTTTTCATTCAACTTCTGGAAGGTCTACAAGAAGAAGAAGCTAACCTTCTTGTACTCACAAAAGATAAAGCACTCAATAAAAAATATAAAATTACTCGTGCTTGTGTTGAAGAAGCATTCCCCCAAATTAAGTGGGGTGGTCGTAGCTAATGAGAATTCTCCATCAAAATTGTGACCCTGAAATAGCAAACGACAAAAGTTTGCCTTATAATGCTTATCTAGTTACCTATGAGATTGATGGAGCGATTGCTTACGATTTAGTTATCCCAGAAAAGCAAATGGAAATTTTTGATTATTACTGGGATAACTATCGTCAAGGTCTCAAAGGTTGGAAACAATCTGAAGGTAGAGTCAATCCAAAACTTTGGGGAAATAAACCTAAAGAAGAAAAGAAGAGGCGCTAATGGAAAGCAGTTATAAAAATACTTTTTGTATTCAATATTGGAAACTAATTGATCCGTCTGATGTTAAAGTTCTTAGACGGATCAATAAAAATGGTAGACCAATATCTACCAAAAAATATTCTGAAGTATTTTTCTACACCAATTTAAAAGATGCTATGCCTGATGCCAGATTTTTAATGGAAAATGGATATGACATCAAGATTAGAAAATGTTGTAAAGGAAAAAACGATTCATTCTGGCTAATGTAAATGGGAAAGCATTACTTACTTAATCTTTACGGCTGCTCGTTGTCTCTCTTAGACAACGAGTTTTTTCTCTGTGATCTATTAGAGAATGCTGCCGAAGCATGTGGAGCACATGTACTCCAAACTATGTCACATCAATTTGAACCTCAAGGAGTGACAGCAATTTGTTTACTTTCTGAGAGTCATATTAGTATTCATACTTGGCCAGAGAAAGGAGAAGCCGCTGTTGATGTATTTACTTGTGGCGAATCAGAACCAAAGATTGCTTGTGACATTGTTATCGAACAATTAAAAGCAACAGATTATACTTTAGAGTATATACAACGGTAACAAAAGATACAAAATTGGTGCCATAGATAATATACGTTCACCCATTTGGGCGGAAGTAGGGAAACCGAAGGAACGCACTTTACACTAGTAAAGGAGCAAATCCCATGTCACAAGCAACCTATAGAGGTTGTCAGTATAATACTGACACACCCAAAGAAGAATATCGTAAGTGGTATTCACAAACTCATGCCCCAGCACACCCACATAATACATATCGTGGTGTTGCCTATCGTCCCTGTAAGAATCAGGAGGTAGCACAATGAGTTGGTTAGAAATTATTCGTAGACGTATTCAAAAAGAGAAACGTCTAAAGCAAGCACAACTTGTAATGGCAATGAAATAATTTAGAGAGGGGTTGACACCCCTCTTTTTTTGTGTTATGATATGAACGAATCTGCTTTGATACTATGGCTTCATTAAAGCGGGCTACTAAAATGCTTACCAAAGCATTAGATAACCCAGCATATACTTACGACCAGTATGTTGAAATTCTCAAGCGTCGTCATGAAATTAAGAAACTACGTAAAAACCTACAAGACTATGAGCGAGCAAACCGTGGATTTGGATACACAATTGACCCAGCGATCTTTGAACAACCAATCAGTGAAGCTAGTGACGGTGACTCCGAAAGCGGAGGAGACGATGGCGTATGTAGCGAGAGTGAGCAACCCGAACAACCAGGACAATCCGAAGATCTCGGGGTTGCTTAAGTATTGTATTCAACATGGTCACTGGAGTGTGTTTGAACAAGCACACATGACTCTTGAAATCAATACAACTCGTGGACTAGCGGCTCAAATTTTGCGTCATCGTTCGTTCACATATCAAGAATTTTCACAACGATATGCTGATACGAATCTTTTGACCGAAGAGATTCCTTTGCCAGAACTTCGTCGTCAAGATACTAAGAATCGTCAAAACTCTATTGATGATCTTGATCCTGAACTTGTGATTGCTTTCCAGAGGCGAATGAAAATGTTGTTCGCTGAAGCACAAGAACTGTATGATGATATGCTTGGTGCTGGTGTTGCTAAAGAGTGTTCTAGATTTGTTCTTCCTCTCGCTGTTCCCACCAGAATCTACATGACAGGATCTGTGCGTTCATGGGCACACTATATAGAATTGAGATCCGCTAACGGTACTCAAAAAGAGCATATGGAAATTGCTCAAATGTGTAAAGAAATTTTCGCTACACAATTCCCAACTGTCGCTGAAGCTTTGGAGTGGATCTGATGCCTACTTATCCTGTAATTCATACTGAAACTGGAGAGAAAAAAGAACTCTACATGTCGATGGTAGAGTACGATCAGTGGAGAAAAGACAATCCCGAATGGGATAAAGATTGGTCCGCTGGCGTTGCTGGTGTTGGAGAAGTCGGAGACTGGAAGGACAAGATGAGCAAGACTCATCCAGGTTGGGCGGATATTATGAAGAACAAGGTGTCTAAAGCCCCTGGTTCTCGTGTTCAATGGTAAATTAATCACTATAAACAACTATGCCAAGAGCAAGAAAAAGAAATACTCCAGACCTCAATGGTATGAGTGCTAAGCAAATGAGAAGAAAGAAGCCAATCAATTCTGATTACCTTCTTGATATTGAACCTCTCACAGAAAATCAAACTAAAATGTTTGAGCAGTATGGAACAGGTCAAAACATCTTTGCCTATGGCGCTGCTGGAACTGGCAAAACATTTGTCGCCCTTTACCTTGCTCTTCGTGATGTTCTAGATGAAAGAACTCCTTACGAAAAGATTTACATCGTTCGATCCCTAGTTGCTACTAGGGAAATTGGTTTCCTTCCTGGCACACACGAAGACAAGTCATCGCTTTACCAAATTCCATATAAGAATATGGTAAAATATATGTTTGAGATGCCAGACGACCCTTCGTTTGATATGCTTTATGATAATCTTAAAGCACAAGAAACAATTAGTTTCTGGAGTACCTCTTTCCTTCGTGGTTCTACCTTAGACAATTCTATTGTAATTGTTGATGAATGCCAGAACCTTAACTTCCATGAACTTGATTCTATTATGACTCGTATTGGTCAAGATAGTAAGATTATGTTCTGTGGTGATGCCAGTCAGTCAGACCTACAACGTACCAATGAACGTACAGGCATCATTGATTTCCAAAGAATCCTTCAGAACATGGAAGAGTTTTCACTTATTGAATTCAATATTGAAGACATCGTTCGTTCTGGTCTTGTTAAATCGTATCTAATTGCTAAAATTAATTTGGGGATGTAAATGAAAATTTTTAATCATGTTGGGCTGATTGAGCCTATTGAAATGAATACTGTTATGATTGAAGGTCGAAGGTATTACAATACCCCGACTGGGAAGAAGCACAAATCAGTCACCACCGTGATTAGTAACAACCCCAAAAAGAAAGAGGTGATTGCTAAGTGGAGAGCGAGAGTTGGGGAGGAAAAAGCAAACCGAATCTCCTCTCGCTCCACCACCAGAGGCAATCGCTACCACAAACTGGTAGAGAACTACCTCAACAATGAACATAATACAAATCTTTATAAGGAATTTCCTTTGGAAGAAGAATATCTTTACGATTATTACGTTCAAGAAACAGCATATGCTTGTATGCTACAGGAACTCTATAATCTGAAGGTGGAACAGTTAGTTACGATTGTTGCTTGTGAAAACGGAGAGACACAAGTAAGTATTCAGCCTCCTAAAAAAGAATATTTTATTAAACTACAACAGTACATTCAAGAATACGAAGAGAGGTATGAAAGAAATAATAGAGAATAGTTTTATGACACCTACTAAGTTCGCTCAGGAGGTTGAAAAAATAGCTCATGAAAATTCAATGAATTATATTGATGCTATTGTTCACTACTGTGAGTCAAATGAAATTGAAATTGAATCAGTTCCGAAACTGATTTCAAAGCCACTAAAAGAAAAACTTAAATATGATGCCCAAAAGCTCAACTTCATGAAGAAAACATCAAGAGCAAAACTCATGCTTGTATAACTATGGGAAACTTTTTTAAATCCGAAATGGTTCGGGGTGATCTTCAAGAAATGGCAGAGCTTCAGCAGTTCTGTATGAGATCTATGGTTGCTTTTCCTGTTCTTACCAAAGAAAAAAAGCTTCAATACTTTGAAGTGATGGAGCAACTGATTGAGAAACAAAAAATCTTTCATGCTCGTGTTATGTTGAGTGATGATCCCGAAGCTCAGGAGATGGCTGAAAGCATGAAGCAAGCTGCTGTCATGCTGGGAGCTACCCCTGGGCAAGCCATGGGAGCTATGTTTGACGACCTTCTAGAGAAGGTCCGTGTCATGAAAGAGCAACTAGAGGCTCAGAGGGATTGACGCTCCCCTGAGCCTGTGGTATGATGATCAGGTGATTCAGCGTCACACAAGCCAAATCCAATTTATCCGAGAAAATCCTATGTCTTTTGCTGATCTTAAGCGTAAGTCCCAGAGCAACTTCGAGTTCCTTCAGAAAGAACTTGAAAAGTCCAGCACCAGCAATGGTGCCGACGATAGGCTCTGGAAGCCCGAACTTGACGCTTCGGGTAACGGTTATGCCGTTGTCCGTTTTCTGCCCGCTCCCGAAGGGGAATCGGTGCCTTGGGCGAAGGTTTACAATCATGCCTTCAAGGGTCCTGGTGGTTGGCTGATTGATGGCTGCCCCACGACCAACGG